CCTCAGGGTGCGTCACTGGCTCCCCTCCCAAGAGCCGGTGACTTTAATGTCAGCCAGATCGTGATGAATGATCTGCGTATGAACGTGAAGAAGATCCTGATGGATGACACGTTGCCGCCTGATAATATGTCTGCTCGATCAGCAACGGAGATTGCAGAAAGATCGCGTGAGCTTGCGACCAATCTGGGATCTGCCTTTGGCCGGTTGATAGATGAGACAATGGTTCCGATTGTATCGCGCATTCTGTTTATCATGGATCAGCAAGGCTTCATCGATCTGCCTCTGAAGGTAAACGGCGTTGAGGTTAAGGTCACGCCGGTTGCGCCTCTGGCTCAGGCCCAGAAGCTACAAGATGTAAATGATATTGTGCAGTTTATGCAGATCGCTAATGCTCTCGGCCCACAGGGTCAAGCGGCTCTGTCTATCCCGCGGATAACACAATTCATCGCAAGCAAGATGAACATAAACCAAGAACTGCTTACCACACCGGAAGAGCAGCAAATGATGATGGAACAGATGCAGCAAGCAATGATGGCAGAACAAGGCCCACCCGCTGCAACTGATGGTGGAGCCACAATGGAGGCAATGCAATGAGTTCACCAGAAGGCTGGGAAGGATTAACCCAAGCCGTCAGTGAAGCGCCAAGAGCCGACGATATGGATATTCTGTATGGTAAGGTTTTCAAGAGTTCTGAGGGGCAGAAGGTTCTAAGCCATTTGCGCAGCGTTACGATTGAGCAACCGACTTGGCACCCTGGAGAAGATGCGAGCTTTGGTTATGCTAGGACAGGAATGGCAGAGATTGTTCGTATGATTGAAAAAAGAATAGGAAGGTCAAACAATGGCTGAAGAAGCGGCAGCAGTAGAAGCGGATGCAGATGCACCGATGATTAACGTATTGGAACCGGAGGCTCCCCAAGAGGATGCGCCTATTCCGGTTCACGAACAACCGCAGGGGGAGATGCAGTCATCTGATGATGACGATGGGCCACTAGAGCGCCCTGAGTATTACCCTGCAAAGTTTTGGGATGAGGATGGCCCTGATGTTGAAAAGCTGGCGAAAAGTTACGCGGAGCTGGAAAAGAAGTTTAAGTCGGGCAAGCATAAAGCACCGGAGCAGTATGATATATCTTCACTTGCGGATCAGGGTTTGGACGCTGACGATCCGACTGTCTCCGTATATCAGGACTGGGCTAAGGAAAACGGGATTAGCCAGGATGCTTTCGAGGATCTTGCCGGTCGCGTCTTATCTATGGCGAAGGATGAGCAAGAGAGTGTCCAGTACGATCAGCGCGCTGAGATGGAGAAGCTAGGCTCTAACGCCTCTGAGAAGATCCAAATGACTGAGCGCATCTTGATGAAAGCGCCTCTCAACAATTCTGAGCGTGAAGCGATAGCGTACTCTCTGAACAATGCTGACTCGATCAATGCGTTCTTAAAGTATCATCAGGCCATTACGAATGAGAACATTCCGATCAAGCCTGTGGTCGAGCAGCAAGACTTTACTAGGGAAGATCTTGAGTCGGCAATCGCAGATCCCCGCTGGAAAACTGATGCCGCTTGGCGCACAAAAATGGAACGTCAATGGTTCCAATCTCAGCAAAGAGCCTAAACTCTTGCAATAAGTATCGCTTGCGTGTATTTTGGTCTTGACGGCTAACCGCGCACCGGCCCGTTGAACGTAGTATTCTACTGGCTGGCGCGGCCAAAACGCGCAAGCGACCGCCCGAACCTCGGATAACGGAAGCGTTTTGTTGAAACCCACTAGGAGGTATCTGCAATGGCGCAGAACGTCACTACGGCGTTTGTTGATCTTTTCGACTCTGAGGTCAAACAAGCGTATCAAGCCGAATCGCTGCTTCGCGGCACGATGAGGACACGCAGCGGAGTAGCTGGAAACACTGTAAAGTTCCCCACAATCGGGAAAGGTGTTGCTACACTTCGCGTTCCACAAACTGATGTCACACCACTAAACGTGACCTATGGTCAGGTAACTGCAACGATGGAAGATTACATCGCGGCAGAATATTCAGACATCTTCCAGCAATCGCACATTAACTTCGATGAGCGCTCTGAGCTGGTTCAAGTCGTATCTAAGTCTATCGCTCGTCGCATGGACCAGATCATGATTGATGCTTTGAATGCTGCTACTGGCACATCAGCTGTTGCTACAACAGTTGGCCCAGGTGGTAACACTGACATGAACATCGAGAAGCTACGCGCAACAGCAAAAGCTCTTAACGAGAAGAACGTACCATCTGAAGGTCGTTACTTGTTGATGCACGCAACACAGCTCGATTCATTGCTCGGTGAACAAGAGATCACAAGCCAAGACTTTGCTGCGGTAAAAGCTCTTGTGCAAGGTGAGATCAACACGTTCATGGGCTTTAACATTTTGACAATGGGTGATCGTGACGAAGGTGGTATTCCTAAGCCTTCAACTCGTACCTGTTTTGCTTGGCACAAAGATTCAATGGGCTACGCTGAGTCAATGGCGCAAAAAACTGAAGTAAACTATGTCCCTGAAAAGACATCGTTCTTGGTTAGCTCCATGTTCTCTGCTGGTTCCGTTTCAATCGACGGCGAAGGCATTGTCAAAATCGCTTGTACTGAAGCATAAGGAGAGTAGACAATGGCATTCGCATCTGCAAACTGGTCAACCGTTGCTGCATCAAAGAGCGGCAGCTCTCCAGCAATGTATAGCTATTCTTCTTCTGTTGATAACCAGGCGGCTATTGCCGGTTCTGGTTACTTCAACACAGTAGAAGGGCTAATCACTACTGGTGATATGATCTACACATATGGAAGCGATGGGGGCCAGATCCTCATTGCAACCAACACTGCTGGCGTTATCACAACGTCAGTTCTAGTATAAGGTTGGGGGGCTTCGGCCCCCCTTCCCCACTAACAGGAGGGCAATATGGCCGCTGGTGATACCTCACTTTCAATATGCTCGGATGCTCTTATCCTGTTGGGCGCAGCGCCCATTTCGTCGTTCACAGAGGGTACTGATGCAGCACAGGCTTGCGACAGACTGTATCCAGATGTACGCGATACACTCTTATCAAACTATCTCTGGAGCTGGAGCGTAAAGAAAGAGCAGCTTGGTCGCTTGTCTTTCACGCCGGTAGATGAATGGAAGTATGCTTATCAGCTCCCTGGTGACATGCTCTCTGGTGTTATTGCTCTATTCAGAAGCTCAGGTCTTGGCCAACAGCCAATCCGGTATGGGTGGGAAATATATGGCGATCAGATCTATACCAACTTTGAAGAGGTCTTTATTGATTATCAAGGCTCGATAGCGGAAAGCAAAATGCCGAATTACTTTATTCGCTTGCTTCGTACTGCACTGGCCTCTGAGATTGCCTTTGTAATTACCGATCAAATATCCAAGGCAGATTATTTCCGCGCTCTAACATATGGTTCACCGGCTGATAGTGGCCGTGGCGGTCTGATGCGCGAAGCAATGAATGTTGATAGTCGTGGCAAGCCGCCGCAAGTCATCGAGGATTATTCACTTATTGATGTGAGATACTAAAATGCGGATCATCCAGTTCCAAACCAATTTCTCGGTTGGCGAGCTTGATCCGCTTATTCGCGCTCGTACTGATCTACAGCAATATCAGAATGCTTTGGAAGAAGCGACGAATGTAGTCGTTCAGCCTCAAGGTGGCTTTAGACGCCGTGATGGGCTAGAGTTTGTTTATAACTTTGGATCTACGTTCACAGACTTTAAGGTTATTCCCTTTGAGTACAGCGTAACCGATAGCTACTTTTTGGTTTTCGTTAATCAGCGCATCTATGTATTTAAGTCTGGCGTGCTGCAAACGAATATAAACGGCTCTGGCAATGATTACATTGCAGCAACGTCTATAACGACTGCCATGCTCGATGAGATCAATTACACGCAAGCGGTTGATACGCTCATTCTCTGCCATGAAGATCTGCAAACCAAACGCCTGGTGAGAAACAGCGATACGTCTTGGACGCTGGAGAACTTGCCGCTAACCAATCTGCCGCAATATCCTTATGCGTTTGATACTCACCAGCCAAACTTTACAATTACGCCCAGCGCATCAACCGGCAATATTTCGATCACTGCATCTTCTGTAACAACTGACACCGGCACAGCACAGGCGGGTGGCGCAGATACAATTACGCTTAAATCATCATCGTCATACACCTCTGACGATCAGCCGAATGGAATGTTTATAACCTTAACATCTGGCACTGGCGCAAGCCAAACGCGCCATGTTGAGGACTATGTTGCATCCACAAAGGTTCTTACGGTTTATCCCGCATGGGATACGGCTCCAGATGCAACAACAGGTTATAAGGTAGAGGCGTTTGCTCCTGCTGCTGTTGGTGAATATGCTCAGGTTCTCAGCACCTTTGGTCGCGCTCGATATGTAGAGTTTGTTTCTGCCACAGAAATGAAGGCTGTTGTTGAGGTCAATTTCTTTGATACTAGCGGAATTACTGCCGGTAACTGGGAAAGCGAGCATGGCTACGAGGATGTATGGTCAAACACTCGCGGGTGGCCAAAGTCTGCCGCATTCCATGAGGGTCGGTTATATTTCGGTGGATCTAAGTCGCGGCCCAATACCGTATGGGGTTCTGGCGTTATAAACTACTTTGACTTCAATCCTGGCACTGGCCTTGATGATGAGGCGGTAGAAGCAACGATCAACACCAATCAGCTAAACACGATTGTTAATCTATTCTCAGGCAATGACTTCCGCATCTTTACAACTGGCGGTGAGTTCGTTGTTCTCCAGACTGGTGATAATCCTATCACGCCTTCATCGTTCTTTGTTCGCCCGCAAACGCGGCTGGGTGCAAAGGCTGGCATTCCGATTGAGGATCTTAACGGTGCATCTGTGTTTATTCAGCGCCAGGGTAAGTCTATCAATGCGTTCCAGTTTGGCGATACGACTGCATCGTATCAGATCCAAAATATCTCTGCTCTCAGCTCTCACTTGCTGAAAGATCCAACTGATATGGCTGCGCGTCGAGCGGCGTCAACGGATGAGTCAGATCGTTTGTTTGTGGTAAATGCCACGGATGGATCGATGGCGGTGTATTCTATTCTGGTTGGTCAGAACGTGATTGCGCCTAGTCGGTTTACAACTGACGGTGAGTTTATTGCGGTTGGCGTTGAGATCGCTGACGTTTATGTGATCGTAAAGCGCACTATCAATGGCGCTGCAAACTACATGCTGGAGAAGTTCAACACATCTCTAACGCTGGATAGCGCTAAGAGCGGCGGTGCTGCTGCCTCAGTGAGCATGAACCAGCTAGAGGGCGAGACTGTATCAATCATTCGTGATGGGGTTGTGGAGCCTACTCAAGTCGTGCCAGCATCGCCCTACACGATTACCTTCGCAACAGCGGCAACGACTAGCTATCAGGTGGGCTTGGACTACACTGTAACAGCTCGGACAATGCCAGCGGAGCCGGTGTTATCTTCTGGCTCGGTGCAAGGATTTAAGAAGCGGATCATTCAAGTTGATGCTATTATCAATGATACGCAAGATATGACTATCAACGGCAAGCAAGTTTCCTTTAGGAACTTTGGCGAAGATGTGCTCGATACAGCGGTGCAACCGTTTACCGGCACCAAGACTGCTCACGGCTTGCTGGGATATACTGGCACTGGACAAATAACGATAAGCCAATCTGTGCCATTGGCCATGACCGTTCTGGGTCTTGAGTATCGTTTAAGTGTGGGGAATTGATATGGCTTTCTTAGCTCCATTAGCAACAGCAGCAACAGGGTTAGCGGCCAGCGGTGGCTTTCAGCTTGCCTCTGCTGCGGTTTCTGGTCTTGGCCAAATGGCAGCGGGTGCTGCCCAGCGCAGACAATATGAGGCGCAAGCAAGACAAGCAGAGCTTCGCGGCAGATCTGAGGCCATTGCATATAAGCAAAAGGGTGCCGATGCTCTGCGCAATCTAAACGAAACTCTTGCTGCAATTATCTCTCGCGGTGCTGCCGGTGGCATTGATCCCACATCTGGTTCTGCCGCAACACTGCAAGGCTTTGCAATGGGTGAGGGCGTAAGAGAGTTTAATGTTGCTGCTGACAATGCGGTTATGGCTCTCGGTCAAGCAAGCACACAGGCTGGTATTTACAAGCAGGCGGGTCAAGCTGCACAGTTAAGCTCTTTCGTTGGCGCTGCCGGTACACTCGGACAGGGTGCATACAGATACGGACAATTAGCATAGGTTAAGACATGGCTATCCTTCCCAGATATCAGCGCATTGGTTTACAAACCAGACAGCCACAACAGATGGACTTTGCGGCTACGCGCGAGCAGGCAAGGCTCGGCCAGACTATTTCTCAGCAAGTAGATCGCATGTCAGATTTTGCCTTCAAACAGGCCGCTCAAGCAGCAGAACTGCGTGGGCAAGAGCGTGTGCGCGAAGAAGGTGCTTTGCCTACTCTGGAGGCGCTACGTGAGGCCGGTGGTCCTACTACAATAGCAGAGCGTGCTGCATCTGATGCTGCTAATCGGATTGCTGTTGTTGAGATCGAGAGCTTAGCAAAACAGGACATGCAGAACCTTGTTCGTGATGCTGACAAGAACAATATGTCTATGTCTGCGTTCCAAGCATCTATGGCAGATATTCAAGATGGATATGCTGCTTCTATGCAAGCGGTTGATCCGGTTGCTGCTGGTGTGCTGTCTGCCCGTCTAGGCGATAGCGCAATGACCTATCAAGGTCGCTATTCCGATATCTCATTTAGAAAAGCTGAAGCTGCTGCAAAAGAGCGCGTAACTCAGATCGTTTCTATTGGCTCTCAGGAAATACTTGATAGTGCAATACAGCCAGGCGCAACGAGAGAAAGC